GCTATGACTCGTGGCGCCGATTGCGTCTTAGGAACGAATACTACGCGGACCGGGAGTTCATCCCGTATCCGTAAATACTCGAGTCCTTCAACGCTTTCGGTACCTCTCTCCTCTCCTCTTTCGAGGGCGACATCTGCTGCGCATCCATAGTTTGGATAGCAGTGGAGGTCGGAGGGAAAGGTAAGCTCCGATCTATGGTTCCACTTACTGATACGATGCCTCTCGTTAGAGAGACGACGATCAGCAGTGACACCAGGCCCGTGATTGCAAACAAGACTAAAACTATCAACCTCAGGAAATACTTGAGGCCAGATGAGTCTTGAAATCTTGTCAAGGTATTCATCCTTGCGCTCCATATTGGGCGTTGCACGGCGGAGTTCGCCTTCTACTTCCAGAAAGTGTTTAATTGCTTGCTCATTTTGGCGAGCTTTACAACCAATCTTTTGCTTCTTAAAGAAGCGACAGATTTGTCTGATGCAATACACCGCATCAGGACACGCATCTGGTAGTAGCCTACCATCCTTAGAGAACACACGTTTGAAGAAACCTCCGAGCAATCGGGGGAGCCTTCCATGCCTACTAAAATTGGTAGGACATGTGAACGACCCTGCTTCCAGGCCTCTTTCGAGGGCGTCTGAGAGCAAGGGGAGCGTGACTTGTAAAAACATGTCACTCTCGTGTTCCCAACGACGTAGCAAAGTAGCTACGTCGCGTTCGACGGACAAGTCTAAGTACCTTCCTGCATCTTGCAGTAAGGCCCTTATGACGAGCATGGTCGGTCTTTTCACTGTAACCTCCATTGTTATGGTGGAAACAGGACCGTCTAAGCTAACTCCGAAATCGGAGATTATGTGACTGAAGTGAGTTAAAACTCACCACGTAGGAACGAGGCAAAAGCCGCGGTACCCTGCCACGCCGACAAGGCGTCTGCCACATAATCGATCTCAGTATCGCTGAAAACACCAGAACGGGGCTCGTCCACAACAATGTAGACGGAAATCCCTTCCTGACTGTTAACAGCCGAAATCGGATCAGCAGCAACCTTTTGCTGCGTAATCCGAGCTTCGCGACGAAACCGTTTTGCAGTAACATTCTGCTTAACGGTCATCGTCTTCAGGCCATCAGCTGACGTGTAGACGTTCTGAGTAGGACCGTTTCCGGTCTTATACAAAGTAGTCGCCACACCATTGATGGTAACTGACTGAGGATCGGCTAGCATTAGAAGCTCCTTTCTTTACGCTGTACTCGATTTGTAGTATACCGTCAAAGCTTGGACAAACCTAATGCCCCGAGGATCGACAGTTGCATTGGATTCAACGAACTTTCGTTGATCGCAAATCCGAAAGGACTGCCACGCAATCTCACTTTACTGTAAGATTGTTGAGTGGCCGTTCCTGACACGACGATTGGCTGTCTATCTGGTCCGATCAAAGGTATAGTTATCTCAGTTTGGATAACATTTACCTTCTTTCGCATCATATAGAACCAATCGGCGGCTAGTCTATCGGCGACTCCTGCATCTAGGTTATCAATCACGTAACCTACATTGGAGAACCAATCAACTAACCAGGACCAAGGAATCATATTGTAAAGAGCAGTGGGTCCCAAATTAGTAGACCCATGCAAGGCTCTGATGAGAGCCGGCTTATACACTATGCCCTTGGGGCCGGACGGCAACCAATATCTGAATGCGGCAGAGCCCCAAACAGAATCGGTTGTAAACGCCCGCGATGTGTAACGCGGTGTCCCAGAGTAGAAGTAGGATACAAATCCTGGGTTCATCAAACCCCAAGCTTCTCCACTGGTGTTCACCTCATTACTCACGTTGTCAAAGAGGACAATTCTCCTCCTGACAAGCTTACCGTTATCTCTAAGAAGCTGCTCGAGTTTCTTCTGAGTATCCATTTGGAGCTTCAGAAGGCCGAGAGCATCTCGAAGGGTAGGTAACCAACCAAATTGATGTTGGAGGTAAGTATCTCCAAGATCTTTAAAGTTGGAAATCGTTCCCTTGAGATCTAAGAGCATCGAAGGGATATCTTTCAACTCATAAATTGAGTTTGAGATATTTCCGACAGGCTTAGTAGGTTTCATCTTAGAGAATGCCTCTGCGCCCCAGGCGGCGGGACTCCACGTCCCGACATCCGGAGCACCTGCTGAGGTACTACATGAAATGAATCCACTATAGGAATCATTTCGCCATGCCCCACTTCCAACACACGAAACGGAAATGTTAGCGCGTTGATGCTCTCTACCATAGAGAACAAAATCGCCACCAACATCCCGTTCGGGAGGGAAGTCGGGATAGCCGTAGTGCCCCGATGTGCCCGCTGCCATGGTCTTCGCTACATCAAAGGTAGTACCGTTGATGATAGAGGGACCAAAGAAAGAGTCTTTGTACACGCCAATTTTGCCTGTACTAGACTTGGACATCATAGAGGTCATTTTAACGATCCTTTCGGAGGTGGAGAGCTTCAATTGAGAGAATAAACGCTCTCAAAAGACGCTCACTAGCGTCCAGTTGAACGCAGGCGGGGGCCGTTGGGCC